ATAAAAGAAGATAAGTTGATAAGAGCATTTGATAACTCAACAGAAGCTTTAACGCATATATGGAAAACAAAGTATGCTAAGAAAAGAATAGAATCACTTATAGCACAAGGTAGAGTATCTAAAGAATCTCATTTCTATGACGATATTATCTATTTAAATTGGGAAGAAACGAAGAAAAAATACCTTTTTCAAGTCGGCCGATAACGGTCCTGTCTTAATTTAGACACAATCTTCCGTAAGTCATTGATTATATTGCCTTTTAATTTTGCTCGGAACTATTGTTTTATTCATATAAAGGTGTTATATTATATGTATGGTTAAAGTTAATAAAGTAAATATAGAATCAAAGTCACAACTAGCAAAATTATTTGCTACAGAAAATTTATCAGTAGAACATAACAACGTAAAAACGGCCTCTTTTGATTTAGAGAATAGAATCGTTACATTACCAATATTCAAAAAACCATCAGGTGACGTTTATGATATGTTAACAGCTCACGAATGTTCACACGCTTTACATACACCTATGAAAGCTTGGTCTAAATTAGAAGATCCAAAATATAGAGCTTACGTTAACGTTATTGAAGATACAAGAATTGACAAATTAATTCAAAAAAAATATCCAGGTATTGTAAGAAATTATGTTAACGCTTTTGAAATTCTAACTAAAGATAATTTCTTTGGTTTAAAAGATAAAAATATAAACACAGACTTAATGTTAATTGATAAAATTAATATGTATTACAAGTCATCTAAAAAATTACAATTTAAATTTACTAAAGAAGAACAATCGTGGGTAACTAAAATTGACAATATCAAAACATTTACAGATGTATTAAAAATTGCTAAACAGTTATACGGTTACCAAGAAAAACAATTAGAACAATTATCTAAGTTACCAGATTTTGACAATCACCCATTAGCTAAGAATTATAAACTAGATAAAAACGGTAAAAAAATCCAAGTACAAAATTCAGAAAAAGACAATGGTAATAACTTTGAATCTTCATTACCTGAACCTAAAGACAGTGAAAATAAAGATTCAAAAGAGTCAAATGTCGGCAACCCTTATGGTGCCGGCGGCGATAATGTTAGCGTTGATACTGCTTTAGATTGTATTACTGATAAGTCTTTTGAACAGTCAGTAGATAAGTTATTAGATAAAACTAAAAATTATAGATATGCTACTTTACCTGAACCTAATTTAAAAAATGCTTTAGTATCTTATGATGAGTTTTTAAAAGATATGAGAGATAACAATAATAATCATTTTAAACCAATTAAAAATGATAGTGCATCTAATCATTTACAATATGTAAAATACTGGAATTGGATTAAACAAGACTTTTTAAAATTCAAAAAAGACAGTTCAAAAACAGTAATGTATTTGGTTAAAGAATTTGAAATGAAAAAAGCAGCGACTGCTTATAAGAGAGCCACTACTGATAAAACAGGTGTAATTGATTCTCTTAAATTAAAAAACTATAAATTCAGTGATGATATTTTCAAAAGATTGACAGTATTACCTAATAGCAAAAATCACGGTATGATTATGTTATTAGATTGGTCAGGTTCAATGTGTGATATTATGAATAAAACAGTACACCAATTATGTAATCTAGTTTGGTTTTGTCAAAAAATTAATATACCTTTTGAAGTATATTTGTTTAAAGATGTACAAAACAAAAAAGAAGATACTAAAGAATATTTTAAATTAAAAAATGGTAACGTGATGGCTGAAAAATCTCAACTTGTAAATGTTGCTAGTCACAGAATGAAAAAAACAATATTGCACGAATCATTATTACACCTTTATTCAATGGCCAATTATTTTAATAGAAATTACTCTTACTCTTATGATAATATTGCTGAAAAAGGATATGCTATTCCAGTAGAACAAAATTATCATTTAACATCAACACCATTAAATGAAGCAATTATAATGTGTAATAAGTTAATACCTTTATTTCAAGCAAAATATAAAGTAGAAAAACTATCATTTATTACTCTTACTGATGGCGAATCAAATAGTGAGATTTCTGCTTTTACTTATGATAATTCTAAAGCTTATAATAAATCTAATAGTAGATATGACGCTCAAACAGTTATTAAAGATGGTAAAAAAACATATACCACAATAGCCGGCTATGAAAGAAGATTTACTAATAATAGTAGAACGGCATTTACAGCTTCATTATTAAAAATACTACAATCAAAATACAACGTTACTACAATTGGTTTTTATCTAACCAAAAGAGTTAACAAAAATGGTTTTGGCCAATTTGTGGAAGAATATACTTATAAAAATGGTAAAACACAATACAATTCAAATTTTGAAAAAATTAGAAAACAATTTTTAAAAGACAAAGTAATGGAAATACCTAAAGAAGGTTACAACTCTTACTATGTTGTTAATGCTAAAGATATGAATATTGAAAACGCCGATTTAAGTGCTGTTAATAGTGGTAATACTACTAGTGAAATAAAACGAATCTTTACTAAATCTATGAAAAATAGATTGTATTCCAGAGTATTATTAAACAAATTTATTGAACAAATCGTTTAAGCTTATGAATTTAAAGGGTTTTTTCTTTAAAAATTGACACAATGATGACACAATTATATGTTATTATATATGTATAAACAATAAACAAAAGGACTATTATATTATGCTAAACAATAAACAACGTGAATATGTTAAGTACGCCTATGGCCTATTTAATAAAGAGGTGTTAACTAAACAGGAACTAATACAAGCAAATAAAAAATTTGGTTGTAAGTATGCTCCACAGTGGTTAATTAAAAATAAAGATTACAAAGTTGACAAAGCTACTTTTAGATTACCACTTGATGGTGATATTAAAAAAACTGAAGTTGCTAAATCAACTAATGATAATGTTGAAATTAGAAAGGAAGCCGCTTATATAGTTTCTTCTCTTACAGGCGACATTGTTCCTAAAAAAGATGTTACATTTGTACCATTCGGTAATTATCCTGATATTAAATCTATTATCAAATCTGGTAAGTTTTATCCAGTGTTTGTTACAGGTTTATCTGGTAACGGTAAAACAATGTCTATATTACAAGCTTGTGCCGAAGCCAAAAAAGAATGTATTAGAGTTAACGTGACAATTGAAACCGACGAAGATGACTTACTAGGTGGTTATAGATTAAAAGATGGCCAAACTGTATGGCAGAACGGTCCAGTTATTGAAGCAATGGAAAGAGGCGCTCTTCTTTTATTAGATGAGATTGACTTAGCTTCAAATAAGATTATGTGTTTACAACCTATCTTAGAAGGCTCTGGTGTATTTGTTAAAAAGATTAACAAATTTGTAAAACCAAAAGATGGCTTTAACGTAGTGGCGACTGCCAATACTAAAGGTCAAGGTTCAGAAGATGGTAAGTTTATCGGTACCAATATTCTTAACGAAGCTTTCCTTGAAAGATTTCCAGTTACATTTGAACAAAGGTATCCTAATACTAAAACAGAAGAAAAAATATTAAACAATGTTTTAGAATCAACAGGTAAAAAAGATACCAACTATGTAAATAAACTTGTTACGTGGGCTGATGTCATCAGAAAAACCTATTTTGAAGGTGGTGTTGATGAGATTATTTCCACAAGAAGATTAGTACATATCGTACAAGCGTACTCAATCTTTAGTAATAAAGTAAAAGCAATTGAATTGTGTACAAATAGATTTGATGAAGATACTAAAACTTCATTTGTAGATTTATACACTAAAGTTGATGCCGGTGCTACTGCTGACCAGATCATAGAATCTCAAAGACAGTCAGAAGTTGCGGCTCAATCTCAAACGGATTCCAATGATGGTGAGGAGGAAGCAGTAGCTATTTAAATAGTTACTTTTCAAAAATCCATTATAATAGTCCTGAGGTGGCCAGCAATGGCCACTTACTTGACAATTAAACTAAACTATGTTAATATAATATATAAACAATAAAAATATTTAATATGACACAAACAAATACTATACGAACTATAGACGAATATAACGAACATTATTTTGATAAAGGAGGAAACGTACCACCTTGTATTAAAAATATATTAATACCACCTAATGAATTTAACCAAGATTCTTTTATATATAAAATAAGTAACAATAAAAATAACAAAAGTTATTGGGGTAGTCATCTAGGTTTACCTTTAGTAAATTATTTTCATTCATCTTTAAGTGATGAATTTTTAAAAGATTTAAACGAAATAGATGCCAATTTTACATATGAAGTGACGGAGTGGGGAGATTACACTAATATTGTAAAAAAAGAAACACAAATTTTAAAAAAAATTAATGCAAAATCTAGCCTTAAATTTTATAACTTAAACAACGGATTT